GTCTTTCATCATGTATGGGTTCTTTTCTGCCTTCAGAAGAGTCCCATCATTAGCGATAACGACAATAGCCTCAACCATATCGGAATACTCATCCTGAATAGAGTCTTCGGGGAATAAGTCTTCTACTTCTCCATCTTCTTCGTTTTCCAACTGTTCTAAGTACTCACGGGGAACGAGTCCATAGTAAGTCAAAAGTTTAACTTTATCGTCTTCGTACTGAGAGACTTCTTGTGTAGGTTCTAAGTCTGTATCCATCGAGTCAGTGCCGACTTTTACCTTGCGGTAGATGCCTTCTTCTTGACCTTTAACGACCTTGTGGATGGAGACATACTTCTCAATAGCCACACCCATACAGTCATCAATAGATGTTCCATTGGGGTCAAACAGGAAGTTACGGGGGTTAACAGGAACAATCTTGACTGCGATTCGGTCTTGTTCTACTACACCGATAGCGGCTTGTCCCATTTGACCAGGTATTGCCTGAGTAGCGGGAACAAAGACTTTCTCTGTTTTGACAACAATCTCACCGATGCCCGTACCATAGATTTCAGCAAGTAACTCAATCTGGTCAATAGACTTGCGAATCTTGTCAACTTTGAAGTCTTCCATCAGTTGTGCTTTGATGGCAGCAACATCTAGAGGGCTACCATTGACATCACGAATATCGTCTTGAATGTCAAAGAACTCACCCTGACCAAAGATGGCTTCCATGATCTCGGCATGGCGTGTCTCTACGGCTTGTTGGGTAGCGGGGGTAACAATACGGCTACGCTCGGACTCACGGGTTTTGTCTTGGGCATCCCACTCACCATTGAAGATGCGCTCATACTCTAGCCAATCATCAAGGCAATTGACATCTCTCCAATCCCTCCATCTATCACAATGGTTGACAACAAAGTTAACTATCTCTTTGTCTGAGTCGCTAGGTTCTTGGAATTCCATTCTTATACCCCACTAATAATATCTACAGGTTGCCAATCCTCACTGTCATCTTCTTCCATGTAAGATGTAACAGCCAGTTGGTCAATGTAACTGAGGGAGTCAGGCAAGTCATCATGGACTCCTTGAGCAGGGAACAGGATTAACTGGTCTACAAACTCATCCCAATCTTCTTCCGAATTTAACACAATTCTGCCATGCTCGAACCTACCTTGTAAAGCCCAGATGATTCTGTCTGCTTTTTTTCTATTCCCGTGGGTCAAATCTATAATGTGAGCATAGGTATTATTCTTACGCATTAAGTCACTAAGATACGGCAAAACAGCGTTCTTTAGTGCCCCCCTCTCTATCCCCACGGATAAAGGGCGGTAGTCCCGAATAGCTATCAGTATCTTGGAGGCGGTTTCTCGGATGTCCCATCTCCCGTGTTCAATCTTCTCAACAAACCACTTCCCATCGTCTGTCACCTTCACGATTGAGATAGCAGACTCGTCCAGACGTTTCTTAGCATTGGCTGCTTGTTTGGCAACTTCCTCAAATCCCGCAAGGTCAACAGCGATGTAATAGCTTCCATGTTCAGGACTAACCCCGTATTTGATCCACTCTTCCTTGAAGATATCAGAACCCGCATTGGTAAACGAAGCCATAAACTCTTGCTTAAAAGCGAAAGAACTCAGGGTCTTTTTAGCGGAATCTATCTCTGCTTGGTCAATCAAGGGGTTATCAGCAGTGGTGAAGTGCCAACTCTTCCAATCAGGGTCATCCTCTGACTCACCTAGTTTGAAGGTATCGTAGAACCAGTTGCGTCCCTTAGGAGTGCCGATAAAGAGTGCTCTCCCCCGTTTATCAGACAAACTGGCACGAATGACCTGTTCCCATGCTTCGGGTTTAATGTCAGCAACCTCATCTAGTACGGCATAGGTCAAGCTAACGCCACGAAGGGTATCAGGTCTATCCGCACCACGAACGTATATCCTAGCCCCGTTTATCAGGGTAATGTCTAGGTTGTTCACATGGGAAGACTGAATAACCTCTCTGCCAAGGTCTAGCAGTAAGTCCCAAATAATCTGTCTTGATTGTCCCATAGTGGGACTAACATAAAGAACCGCAGAGCCTTGTGGACACTTTAGTCCTTCAATGAGTAGGGTAACTGCCGCCATACGTGACTTACCGCACCTACGCCCAGCAGCCACAACCTTGAATCTCGTGGAATCTTTGAAGACTTCTTGTTGCCAGGGCAAGAGAGAGAAATTAAGGTCTGCCATCAAAGTACTCCATATCTGTGGGTTTAATCGTTATTGAAGCACTAATAGACCAATCCTTGTTGTTCAATATGGCTTCCAATAACTCAGGCAACTTATCCTTCGGAACCAACAACTCACTCTTTTCCATGTATTCAGGTCTGTTTACAGTAAGAATCCAATTAACCATATTTAGCCTCTACATCTTCAGGTTCAGTGTCGATTATTGTCGGCTCTTGTCCTAAACCAGTGATATTGATGGTTACGGCACTTCTCTGGCTCTTATCCTTTTCAAACAAAGAAACAGGAAGAGTCCTATCTAAACACATCTTCAAAGCTACCAATTGATGGGGATGCTCATCATTAAGGGCAATCTCAATAACCTTCTGAGCCACATCCTTACCTCCACTCCTGATCATTAGCTCTTTAAGCTCCTTGAGACGTTGATGGTCTGTCTTAGGTAGTACAAGGGGTGGATTGTCAGCAAACCTCTGTATGGTCATCTTGACGCTTCCCTTGGGTCTTCCTCTTCCTCTTTTCAATTGTTCCATTAGTTCTCCTTGGAGTTGAATTTAGCTTTTTCTGAGGATAGGCGGGTACACAAATATCTACCAACCCAACCTACCCCCTCCCCCCCCATACATCTCACCACCTAGGGTTTCTACCTAAGGGTTTCTACCTACTCGTTTACCCTTATAGGGTTTACCCTTAATGGCCACAGATGCGAATGATTCTCATTTAGGTTTAGAAGAGCGTATAGAAGCGAAGCACCATTTTCCATGTACTTGAATCTTATTGAGAACTATTCGCATTACCTTGTCTTATCCTTCCCTTGTGTCATTCCTTACTAGTTCATCTAAGTTGGGGCTGTCTGTTTACCCGCAGATTCAATCGTAACCAATGCGATTTGCTCCAGGGGGCTATCTACCCTATACCCGATGGAATGAAGATGCTGGTAGATCGCTAGGATGTTTTCAAACCCCTTCGTTATGTTCCCCTTTCCCGCAGCCAATAAGATGTTGCGCTTCGGGCTGTCTAATTTCCTGCGGAATTGGATTGTGTCAATCTGCGGATATCTACCAGCCATTTTTATTCCAAAAAATTGATTTATTTAATTATTGCACACAATAGTTCTAGGGGTAAATACTTATAGGGTTTTGGAGGGGTCAATAGAATCAACAGCTTATGAGAGTTGGCACGATTCTTTTATGCTTATATAGTGAGAGGGTAGATTTTTACTCTCTCTCTTATCAACTCTTAATAGGTTTCAATATGGATAAAACAACATACAAAACGATTCGCAGATCAATTCGTGACAATGGCCTGCGCTATACGATGCACTATGCACAATGCACGGGCAACATACCTACACTGACAATTTGCGACTTCGTGGCGAACACAATGCGACTGACTGACTGGCTGGCATTACGTCAATCGTTTTCACGCTCTGAGAGGGCTTCTATAGCCTTTAAATTGACTACAAAAACAGATGGAAAGGTTTGATCATGGAAAACGGGTTTTTAGACTATCTAGCTGCAATTGCAATTGGCCTGATTCTTTGCATTGGGGCTTTGCATTACTTCGATGTTTTGGTTAAATAATTTTCTTTTTATAGGTGTCAACATGAAAACAATTACCTGGGTTCAAAAACCCCATCATTTTACAAATACCCTGTATATGTATGTAAACATCGTAACAGGTGAACGGGTTGAAGAGCATACAAATGGGCGCTGCTATGTTTTGGGTTCAACCCACCCAGCCAGCAAACCCTCAGAATTTTTTGTCTCAAAAGAGTTTGATAGGTGGGATTTTTACCCTGGCTCAAATTACGATGAAATCCCCACTATTGGCTCTTATTGCTGCGATGGCGATGGTTTTGTTGTTGTTGAGCTTTTAACCGATGGTTCTATCCGCTTATTAGATCAAGGGGAATACATGCTCGATCTTAGCGACGATATCGATCTAGCGATGGTAGAAGCTGCAGAATATGTTCGCACCGAATACCCTGCGATATTTGAAGAGCGTTTATTTGTGGAAGGGGAATAACATGTCATACACTCTAAAGCGCTCGATCAATGGTTTGTCATACGATGAAATCAAGCGGATATATGACAATAACCCCAATATGACATTGAAAGAATTGTCTAATTTGACTGGTTATGCAATCCCTTTTCTTAAGAAAATACTTCTAGAATCTTAAATCAATCTTTTTTTAATAGGTGTCAATAATGATCAAAATCTCTCAAACGTCAAAATTAAATGCTAGATCATGGAGCTTGCAAGCCCTTGATACATGCCCAGGCTCATGGGCTGCGCCAGGTGAATTGGTTGATGCATGTAAGGGCTGTTATGCCACTACGGGAAATTACAATTACCCCAATGTGAAAGCGCCCAGATTGTCTAATCGGGAAGATTGGCAGCGCTTAGATTGGGTGTCTGATATGGTGGCAGAGCTTGATTCTGATCGCTATTTTCGCTGGTTTGATTCTGGGGACGTTTACACTCTCGGGCTGGCTGAGAAAATTCTAGAA